TCAGGAGCAGGTTCGGGAATTACAGGAGCAGGAACTTCCTCAGCGGGAGGTTCTTCTGCCTCCACAGGAGGCTCTTCTACAGGTACAGGAGGTTCTTCCTCTTCTACGGGTGCAGGAGGCTCCTCAACGGGAGCAGGTGGCTCTTCTACGGGCACTGGAGGGGCTTCTGGCTCTGGCTCAGGAGCAGGTTGAGGCTCTACTTCAAGTTCAGGTTGAGGCTCTGGCTGAGGCTCAGGTTCGGGTTCAGGAGTAGGTGATGGTTCAACAATTTCTGGTGGTGGTGGTACCACTACTGGTTGGGGCTGGATTACTACTACTGGTTCTGGTTGAGGTTCG